GTGCCGGGTCCTTTCCGGCAGTCCTTGTAACCCTAGTGAGAACGTAAAGGGAACACTGAATCGACGGCGTGCAGGAGGAGAGCACTACCCCCCGGAAGCCGCTCCCACTATCCCACCGCTATGTAGGCGGAATAGTGGTAACGTCCATTTCGCAGAATTGGTTCGAACTATACATACATTCAGCGATGAATGTACCGTAGATTGCAATAAATAATATTGGTTAGTTCTTGGTTATCTTGTTGCGCAGCACCCAGTACCCCCTCATCATGACAGGCGGGACAAACTCATTTGCAATTTCAAGGAGCTTGATAGACCAATCTCGTTTGTCATCAGATTTTGGCCTAACCTGAAATTGGGTGGTGTGCGATCGTTTGGAGGCATCCCAAGTTGCGGTGTAATAATAAAGCGCTATTGATTTGCGAGGAATGCTCTCGGGGTGTGAAACCGGATTTGGATTTCCATGTTGGCTGTCTGAAGTCGTATTGAAAATTACGCATCTGTTTAATAGAGGAACGATGGAGTGTTCCATTTTGGTCATGCCGGTGTTCCATAACTCCAGCTGACCGCCATATTCGGGGGACCAATCCTCATTAAGATAAATGAGCACATTTATCCGGCGCTCTAAATTCATTAGACGATGATGATTGAAATCAGCGTGGATAGACAAATGACCACCCTGACGGATTTCATGTATTCCCGCCCCGATAAAAAACGGGTCCGGTATAAGTCCCTTTATCCCTGTTATGTTTTCCAAGACCCGAATAAATGGCCTTGAGTTAAATGAATAAAATAGATTACGTATTGACTCCGGTAAAGATTCAGGGTTAAAATTAGATTTGTATCTCTCTTGAGCCCGGTCAAATTGCTCAACATCTAACTTGTCTCGAACGGCGGCCAAGTCGGCAATTACCATTTCTGGTATTGCAGGCGGTAAAAAATTGTCAATGACCACATTCGGGAAGGGGACTGCGGCGCCATATGCCTCAGCGAGTTCCTTACCTTTATCTCTGGATTGAGCCGGATCAATAAGTCCGGTTTTGCTATCCATCGCGTCAAGATATACCATATGCGTCGCCCCCGCTTTAATGAATCTCGCAGTGCGTGGTGCTGAGCAAATGTACGATCAATCTTCAAGCCGTTGCTTATCGGCGACGAGGACTGACATGCAGATTGTCTCATTATGGGACAGTCTTTCTGCCGCATCGGTCATGTTCAAAATTTATGACACTGCCGCTACTATTTTGCGATAGCGCCGCGCAGTTTAGGCGCTTCGACGGCGGTCTGACCTGCATACTCCCGCAGCCCCCATGCCCCGTACTGGCTGATCGGCCCGGTGGCGGCGTAGAGGGTCATCAGGTCATCTGTCGCTGCCTGCCAGCCCGCGATGTATTCGCGGTACACCGCTTCCATGCCCGGATCGCGCTGGATCGCCGTGACCAGCGGCACACGGGCAGGGTCCACCAGATGCTGTCCAGCCTCGTAGGCGATCAGCCGCTTGCCGGTCCGTTTGGCCAAGGCGACGTAGGCAGACACCTTGTCCGCGATCTGGGCGCGGGCTGCGGCAGCCATCCGCGTCACCTGCGGCCCCGGCTCCGTCCCACCGGTCGCCAGATCGACCGAGAAGTAGGGGGCGATGGCGATGGCGTCGACACTGTTGCGGATGGCTCCGCCATTCCAATCCATGATGACCGAGCCGACCCACGCGTTGTCCGCCTGCGTCGCAACGACGCGAACCAGATCACGCGGTCGGTCCGCATAGACCTTGGACCAGATCTCCATGATCTCGATCACCCGCTGCGCATAGCGGTACTGTGCTGCTTGGAAGGCATTCTCCGACAGCTTGGCCGCGACCCCTTCGGCCTGCACCTGATGCGCTTGGCCGAAGCCGTAGTTCCACACCTCATTGGATAGCTCGACGTAGACCTGACGACCGGCCGGGATGCTGTCATGCACCAGCTGCGCCATGCGACGATGGTAGTCGTCGTCCGCGTTCCAGCTGGTCGTGAACCATGGGTTGGCCTTGACGGCATTGGCGAGCGCCACCTGATATTCGAGAGCGATGCCATCGGTCCCGGCGATCGACACGCCGCGGGGCTGACCACGGCTGATCCATCGTGACGCCACGTTGCTGTTGGCCGTCGACCAGTCGAGGAAGCGCAGCACGCCGAACGGCTTGAGATAGTTGAGTAGTTGCGACGCGAAGGTCTGACCGGCTTCCGTCTTCAGGCGGCAGTCCAGATCGCGGATCGGATCGCTGGCGTCCGAGGCCCGCAATTCCAGCCAGACGCGGGGCGGCTTGCCCTGCGACCAGCGGAATGTCAGGCTGCGTGCGTCCCGCGCGACAGGCCCGCTCCAGTCGCCGCCCGCGTATACATCGCCCGTGCCTGCCCAGGTACAGACGGTGGTGGTGTCGCCGCCCGTGTAGGCCGTGGCGGGCGGGATCAGGATGCCAGTCAGCGTCTCGCCCTTCACCGACAGCGGCATTCCGTCGGATCCGACCTGTGCCGCGGGGATTTGCTGCCACGATCGCAGCCAGGCGATGCCGAGCGCCTGGTTGGCGAAGGTCGGCTCGTTCTGCCAGTAGTTGACCGATGCGACGTTGATGCCGAGGCGGGCGCGAGCGTCAGCGGCAGGCGTCGGTGCAGGGGCGGGAGCCGGTGCAGGCGCTGACGCTGGCGTGGCGGTATGCTTGGGCGTCGGCACCGGGGCGGCAGGGGAAGCGATAGCGCACGTCTTCACGACATTGGGCGCGGGATCGCCGAAGGCGTGATTGCCACAGTCCACCGCGCCATTGACGACGCGGTGGACGTAGGTGGTCCCGGCTCCGTAGCGCACCAGTGCGCCGGCACGGGAGGCGCAGGTGGCGCCCTCCTTGGCGCATTCGCGCCATGTCGGGGCAGGGGCGATGGTGACTTGCTGTGCAGGGGCGGGGGTGGACGTGATGGCCATAGCCGCAGCGACAAGAAAGTGCATAATAGATTTCCTAGCTGGCGGGGGTGATATGTTGTTAGAGGTTTGGCATTGGCTGGCGATCGGCACCGGCTTCATCGCATTCGTCGCAGTGAGCGACCTGCTGACAAGGGACCACGACCGTGTGATCTAGCGGACGCGGCTATCCAATGGGCTGCAGTTCAAAGTGTACAAATGGTCGAGGGACGGTTCGTTGCCGGCATAGGCGGCAGATGACCTTGGCTTGGTGACGTCAAGGAGAATACGTCATCGAAAAGCATAGGATATGTCGTTAGCGGGGTGATGAAAGCAACCCGCCTTGTCCAACCACGTCAGAGAAACGGACGACTTAATTTATCATACCTCTTAATCATACCAAGGGTAGTATATTCTTGGTGAAGAAATTTGGTGCGAGCGCGATCAGCCATTGACCGCCGGCTTGAATTTGACTGTTCTAAGACAGCGGTACGAAGGGCCATGTCATTGGCGACCTCCGAAAGCAGCATCTCATTATTAGAAAAATAAGTCAAAAGACCGCCAGTTTTTGTTCCAAGTATTGGTACGCCAAGCGCTGCAGCTTCTAAAGCAACAGTTATACCAGAAAAAATGTTTTTATGCATAGTTACCGCGGCATAGTCAGCATCCGCGTACAATTGGCGCATTTTCTCTATGGAGGGCTCACGTATCAACTCAACATTCGCAAAGCGGGAAATATCTTCGGCATTTACCCAGCGGCATACTAGCCTGATCTGAAAGCGTTCATCGTTACCGAAGGCGCGAAAGAGGATGTCCCAGTCTCGCGTTCGATCATTGCCCATCGCGAAAATCGTGATCGCACGCTTTTCAGGTGTAGGAGGCGGTAAAGTCGAAAATGTGTCGGCTGATATTCCGAAGGCTAAAAATTGCGGATTACCTTTGTCAAATATTTTAACAGCGGCACTAAGACATGTGCGGGTATGAACCGCAATCACGGCCCATTTTTGCATCAGATAGCGAAACGCTAAACGTTTCTGTTTTGGAAGTGATGCCCATTGGTTTATCACCCACACAGTTCCACCGATGATAGGCTTGGATTTCAAAGCACCCACGCGCATCAGCAAGCTCACAGCAAGCGCCTCTTGCTCCAACATCGTCCACACTATGTCGGCTGAGTTAATTGCCTTTCGATTGTGCCAAGCATGATTAACATCAAGCCCAAACGAAAACCGATTTGTGATCCGTCCAAAAAACCGACCAAGCAAGCCATTTGGATTGTGCCGTTTAGAGAAGGCTACCGTATAGCCAAGGCTGCGCGCGTGATGAAAGCCATATGGCGATGCGTCGGGCTCAAGACCGTTTTGCCAGCGCTGACGATAAGTTTCCTCGTCAAGGTGAGCCGGCAGATGAACGTACAAGCGCGGAGATATAGGTACCACTACCGGGGGGCTTTCTGGCAATTACTGCCATCCATATAGCCGGGGCAGCAGTAGGTGCAAAAGCCTGATCCCGCTTCATAGGCTGTTGGGCCAGCGCACGGAGGATGCCTGCTTGACCGCGCGAACGATCGTGCCCGCCACGTCGGCAGTGAATCCGAAATCATTGCTAGGTTGCGAGAAGGTGTCGGCTTGAGGGGCGATGCACCACATTCCGATCCCAAGGCAGGCGGGGCGGGCGGCAATATCGGCCATGCCGTTGTTCAGCGCCCAGATCTGCGCTTCGGATTGCTGCTGCTGGTTGCCGAACTCGGACACAATGTACTTGCCGATGAACTTCGAGCGGTCCTCGAACGCATCGAAATGCGCCTTGGTTGGCGGAGCCGCAGCGGTCCAGTAGCAGTGGATATCGTGAAGATCGCAGCCGAGGTCGTATTGGAGGTCGAACCACCCATTGGCCCCGGCAACCTCGCCGGGGCCACCAGTGGTCACGCTGATAGTCAACGGTGTCTCCCGCGTCACCTTTCGAAGCGCGTCAAAATAATAGAACAGATCACTCCGAGCCGTGGCGTTCGGCGCCGCTTGCGTGCCACCGCCCCATGACTGCGGCGTCTGGATATTCATTTCGTTGATTGCGTCGACGAAAACGATCAGGTCTGACGCCTCGTCCAACCAGATGCGGCAGTAGTCGATCATGCCGGGGATGATGGCGTCGCGGCTGATGGTGGTAGTGCCGAGCGCTTCCGACTTGCTCGCGAGGGTCAGGTTCAACGCCATCCGCTTAGACCGCATCATCGCTGCGAACTCGCGCGCTCGCGCACGAAAGGTCGCCAGGTCAGGCCAAGAATTGACGCCAGCCGAAAGGCCATCGTGCGGGCTGGGACCGGTGAAGATACGGATGGCATTGAAGCCGTTGGCCCGCGCCGTCTCTACCCATTGGGTGTTGCGGGCATGACTGTACCGCGCGCCCCACATTTCGGGCCATGCATAATAGGGCGGGGGTAGCACCGTGAAGTTCATCATCTTCACCTTGCCCTGGTACTGGCGGTCGAGCCGGTATCCATTCGGGCGGGCGGTGCCGAACCTCACTTGATGGCCCCGGATGTCACGGTCCACGTCAGCGCATTGGGGCTGGCGGTATCGACGAACGACGTGGTGCCAGTCGCCTGTGCGGTAAAGTCGGGATTGGTCATGATCCGGCCGGTGTGGTCACGGACAAGCGCCTTGAAGGCCCGTCCGACCAACGCCGCCGTGCCATCGCGGGTGCCGATAGTATTGGGAATCTGAGCCAAGCTAAACCCGGTCTGGACCAGAGCGACATTGGTTCCCAACTTCGCCCAGGTCAGGGCATCGGGATCGACCGACGTAGGCATGGCGTAGGAGAAGATTGCCACCACCTTCGGCACCGGTGATACCGGTGAACCGGCTACGGGCACCACGTCGTTCGCACTGACGTTGATCTGCGCGCGAAGCCAGATGCCCGTATCGGCGGCAAATGTCGGAATGGATGCTGTCGATGTGCGCGTATTGATGCTGCCGTTCGTCCAGGCAATGAACAGCGTTCCGTCAGCTTTGAGCGTGAACAGCACTGAGCTATCGCCAGCGGCACCGTTGTTCCACCTCCCGAAAAGTTCGTTTTCGCGAGTGAGATCGGATGGCGCAACCCAGATCGCGATATCGATATAACCCGCCTGCACAGCCGGCGTCTGAGCTGAGCCGTTGTTCGCTCGCGTGCTGGTGCTGGACAACAGATAGTGCGTCGGCGCAGCTACCGTGCTGCTCGTCGGCGTCGCGCCTACGCTGGTAGGGCTGGTCGTGTTGCCTGCCGTCGAATTGGCGACTGCCCGGTAATAGTAGGTCGTGCCGTTGGTCAGGCCGGTATCGGTGAAAGTGGCCGTCGTGGTGCCGTTCGCCGGAGTGCTTACGGGCGTCGCAGTCCCCACATCGCTGAAACCACTGTCTGGTGCCGTTGAGCGCTGGATGGTGAACGTCGTGATCGCCGCGCCGTTGGCCGTACCGCTGGCCGCGACCGAAGCGCCGCCATTGCTGGCGGTCGGTACGGCGGTCACGTTGGTCGGAGCGCCGACCGCTGAAGTTGTGAAGGCCGTGGCCGCCGAGATGGCGCCGGTCGAGGTGCTGCGAAGGCGCAAACTATGGTTGCCAGCGGCGGGGGCCGGCAGCGCGAAGCTGAACGTGCCGTTGGTGATCGTCGCCGCGCCGCTGCCCAGCGTCGTGAAGGCCGCCCCATCGATGCTGTAGTCCAGATTGACGGGGCGCGATCCGGTATAGGTGCCGGAGACGGCATGGGTGCCGCCCACCGCGCCGGCACCAATTGATCCGATGGCGATCACATTGGGGATCATGCCCTGTGCCGAAACAGCACCAATCCAGTCCGTGCCGTTGAGCGTCGCGAACTGGATCACGTCGATGGCGTTGGGAGTCTGAGATAGTACCGGCACGAAGCCGCCGCCCCAGCCGATGCCGGACGGGAAGGTTACGGTGCGGTTGCCAGTGGCATCCTGCCGCAGCCAGGCGGTCACCGTCTGCATTCGGGCAGGAGTTGTCGGCTGTCCTTCGAGCGTCAGCGTGCAGTTGGCCGTCAGCGTGATATCGTAGACGGGATCGACAGCGCCGGCCGCGGTCAGCGTCTGCGACGCACCCGAGGCGGCTACGGTCCGCAAGGCGTTGAACTCGGCCATATCAATAAACTCCTGCTGTCATGGGTTCACCGCCGGCAGTCACTGTCTCGCCGTTTGCGGTCATTTGATTTGAGGGGGATGGTGCCGCCGCGATCGTCACCGTCGTCGGCGTGGTCGCAGCGCTGCCCGTGTCGTCGGTGACACGGACGGATAGCGTCGTCATCGTCCCGGCGGCGGGCGGGGTGCCGGTGATCGCGCCCGTGCTGGTGTTGAGCGACAAGCCAGCCAGCAGCGTGCCGGATGCGAGGGTGTAGACCTTCGTACCCGCGCCACCCGCGGTGGATGGCGTGAAGCTGTAGGGCTGGCCTGCCGTGCCGGTCGTGGGCGGGGTGCCGGTGATGGATACCGGGGTCGGGGCAGGGGTGGCCGCCTGCACCACGATATCCGACCCACTGGTGGCGGTCGTGTTGTCGGGGCCTTGCAGGTCGGCTTCGAAGCGCAGCGTGCCGGTAGCGGTCGGGGTATAGGTCTGCGTCGTCGCGACCGTTGCGCCGCTCCTGATCCAGCGGCGGGCCACGATCGGGCCGTTCCCGGTCGGATCGATCCCGGTCAGCGTCTCGCCTACCTGGGGGGTGCCGTCACTGTTGATGCCGGCAGGGGTGGCGATGACCGGGCCGGGGGTGATCGGCACGCCGGCATAGGGCAGCAATTCCTGCTCGATCAGGGACAGCAGGCCCGTGGCGCTGAAGTAGAAGGTGAAGCGCGCGTCGATCCGCCCGATGATGCTGCCGAACGAGCTCACTCCGTCCGAGGTGGCCGCCACGGTCAGCGGGCCGGTCGCGATTACGGCTCGACCTTCGAGCAGCCGTTCGGCCAACTCGACCTGGACTGACTTGCCCAGCAGGCTTTCGGAAAAGCGACCGTCGCGGATGAAGGCGAAATATGCCCCAGTCGCATCCGAGGAATAGACCCCCTCGATCTGCTCGACCAGCGCCCGACCGGGACCGTAGAAGGACAGCACCAGCCGCCGCGTCGACCAGTCGATGATCGCGCTGCCCACCATCGTCTTCATCTGGACGCTCATGATCCAGGCTTCGCCGGCCCCTATCCTGTAGGATGCCAGCCGATCATCAATTTGGAGCATCAGTTGCTTCCCCCCTTGGATGGTGTGAGGCGCGGCCATGCCTCGATCAGCAGGCGCCGCTTGTCGTCGCAGGCGACCAGATCGAAGCGACCGTCGCGGATGGTGGCGTCGTCGTCGGCCGCCGTGGCGCTACCGTCGGGCTGGCGATGCTGCGCCGTCGGCCGGCACGGTGTCAGCGCCGCTGCCGGCGGGCCGGGGATCGCGGGCAAGGTCGGCATCGAGGTCGTCGACCGCGCGCACCCGGTCAGCAGCGCGGCACAGCACGCGGCCAGCATCAGTCTTCGCATATTCCCTCACGGTGTCGGTGGAACGGATGATGATCGGCGCGCGCGAGGCGGTGCGATCGGCATAGGCATCGCTGGCGTCGTGAAGGCGGGTGACGAAGCCCGTCTCAGCCTTCGCCGCCGCGGTCGCGGCGTTCGCGTGGTCGAGCTCGCGGCCGGACCGGCAGGCGATCAGGTCCGCCTTGTACCCGCTGCGCAGATGGTCGAGCCGAGCGGCCCATAGCCCGAGCAGCAGGACCGGGATGGCGGGCCAGAAGCGGCGTAGAGCGGCGAGCCATGTCACGCCATCGCCTCCGCCGGCCGCTTCCCTGCACGCAGGTCGGCCAACGCCAGATCGCCCGACCATTCGAAATGAGGACGATCCTTGATCGACTTGAAATCGCCGCCCCAGCGAAAGCCGATCGCCTTTCCGATTGCACCGACCCGTGCCCACAGGGCGTCCGTCGTTTTCTGATGCGCCCGCGTATCGCCCCAGTTCGGCAGCGCCAGCAGCGAGGTTGGCACCACGTCGAGCGCCAGGCCGAAATTGTGGTAGCTATGGCCCGCCCTCGCATTGGTCACGACCTTGCCGGGCTTGGTCCGGCCCTGTGCATACAGCGCCGCTTGCGTCTCCATCGAGCGCAAGGTGAACGTCACGGTCAAGGGGATGCCAGCCGCCTTGGCATCCGCCAGCAGCCGTTCGGCCATCTTGCGCACGAGCGGGTGCAGATCGTCCAGCTTGCGGCTGTCGGCCATGTCGTATCTCCGGTGGAAATGTATTTCCGAAAAGCGGCAGGTTCTTTCCGCCGCAGGGGCGGTCAGTCCGCCTTGTCGGTATCGACCCCGAACACGGCGCTGACTTTCTGGAGGTAGCTTTCGGCTAGCTTGAAGATGCCCTCGCCCAGGATGCCGAGGCCGGCGCCGAGCATCAGCCCGCCAAGCGGCTCCGGCCGCTGCGAGATGACCAGCGCGGCCGATACCGCCAGCGCCATGCCGGTCACCGGGATATCCAGCGACCACCGGTGTTGATCGCGGACGCTCTGCGCAGCACCGATCCAGAAGCGCGCCGAGAAGCACCCGAACAGGGCGGCGATCATCCCGGCCGCCTCGAACTGGTAGCCGAGGAAATGCCAGATCGCCGGGGTCGAGGTCGTGATCGTCGCCCCCTTGCTCGCGAGCGCGGCAGCGGCGACAGGTAGGATCGCGCCCATGGTCGCCCCCGCTTTGAGAATGCTGCTGGTGGTCATCATCGCGTGGAAACCACGCCGATCGCGGCGATGAAGGTCGATCCGCCCAGCCACAGCATCCGCTTCACCATCGGCCAGGCCAGCCACATGTCGACGGGGAAGGGCTCTTTCCGCTGTTGCTCGATCATGCCCGGTTCGGACAGCACGTAGACCATGAGGCCGGTGATCCCGCAGCTGACGGCGATCGGATCGATCAGGCGTTTGGCGGTCAGGTACAGTGCAGTGGCGACCGGATCCGCGGGGTTCCAACCCCACAGGCTCAGCGCCTCGGCGCCGCAACGCAGGGTGATGCCCAGGGCGAACGTGCAGCCGAGGAACCGGTAGATTGCGGCTGGCGACATCCAGGTATCGAGACGACGATGCCGCCACCAGTCGCCCGCCAGCTTCACGATCACCATCACCCCGATCAGCGTGGCGATCGTCATCATCGCGAGGTTGACCACGACCAGCCACCCCATGCCGTTGAAGCTGGGCGGGGCGATCGTCATCGGCCCATTGGCGACCGACTGCACGGCATAGCTGTTGCTCATGGCTTCCAGTCCCAGTTGATGGCGGCATAGGCGGCGCGCTTGCCGGCCGCAGTGGTGGCAGCCTTGATCGCTGCCGTGCCGACCTGCTCGACAGCCTCTATCCGTGCGGCCTCCGCGTTCGCAGCATCGGCGCCCGCTTCGAACCGGCCAATCGCAGGCGAGATGCTGCTCTCCTTCCGAAGCGCCTGTTCAGCGAGCGCGTATCGGAATTTCCGGGTGCGATCCTTGGCCGGCAGACCAGCGACGGCTGCAAGGACCGCGGTCAGCGTGCCACCGACCACCGTCGTGAATAGGCCGCGGAACGCCTCCACCTCGGACAGCTTGGCATTGTAGACCATCTTCTTGCCGCCGCCGGGCGTCAGCACCATCATGCGGCGCTGCTCGCCATCAGCCTTCAATCTGGCAATGAGGGCAGCCTCGACTGATGCCGCCGTCTCGACGTCGACGAAATTGGCGACGGAGGCCGCCCAGATCAGGTCAGCGGGATACCGGGCCGGCTGCTCCCGCCAACCGAACGTGTTGGCGTCGAAGTCCTTGGGCAGGGCAGCGAGGTTGTCCTGCACCATCGCGCCCGTCGACAGGCGATAGATGACGATCATCGCAGTTCCACCCTGTAGATGCCGGAAGTGGTGATGCTGGTGGGGTTGCCGCTCAGCGTGTTGCGTTGGAGCGAGAGGCGGAACATCACCTTGGTGAAATCGGCGAATGGCAGCGGCAGACTGCTGACGACGCCGATGGAGCGGGCGCTGCCGTCGCCGCCGATCGGCTCGTCGCCGCTGATCGTCGTCGACATCGTCGTGCTGGTGATGTCGAATAGTTGGTAGACGGCGCCGTTCGGCAGCACAGCCTCGGCGATGAACCGCCCCGTCGACGAGCCAGCCACGGCACCGCGTTGAGTGACCAGATCAGCGATAACCGTCAGCGACTTCGACGCAGGAGGCACATAGACGGGGAACGAGGCGATCTGGACGAACCCGGTATTGCCTGCACCGTAATTAAGGAACGCCTGGCTTTCGCCGGTGTTCTGCAGGCCGTTAACGCCGTCCTTCCCATCCTTGCCGTTAGCGCCATCTGCCCCATTGGCACCGTTTGTCCCGTCCGCGCCTTTCACAAGCTGCCAGGCATAGGCGGCAGGGTTCGTGCTGTCGGGCTCCGTTTGATCGGTATATGTGCCGATGTATCGCCGCCCGGTCGGATCGGAGAGGTGGAAGTTGACCGTCCCGTCTGCGCTGTCGGCATAGGCGATGTGGACATAGCCGCCGGGGCCGGGGAGACCGTTCCGACCGTCTGCGCCGCGGATCAGCGTCCAGCCATAGGCCGCGGGGTCGGCGCTGTCGGCGCCGGGATTGGTGTCAGTGTATACGCCGATATAGGCTCGGCCAGCGGCAGCCCCGGTAGTGAAATCGATCCGCCCATCTGCGCTATTGGCATAGGCGATGTGAATGCTTTTGCCATTCGTGCCGTTCAGGCCGTTGGTGCCGTTCAGGCCATTTTGCCCATCCGCCCCATTTGCCGAGAAGGTTATGCCGTCAATCCGATCGCCCTCGTTGAACAGGGTGAGGACGCCAAACAAGCGAGCCGATCCGGTGCGGGGCTGAGAGAAAACCTCCGCTTCACCGATGAAATACCGCACGATAGACACGCCAGCGTCCACACGGAGGCGAATGCCGGCCGGGTAGAGAGTCGGGCCGCTGTTCCACGCCTCCACGCCGTTGTTGGCAACGTATGCACGACCCGGTCCATCACTGGAGATATGCAGCCAGTAATCCACCGTGTTGAAGTGGCTGCTCTCGCCGGGGTTTGCGTCTAAGCCGATGCCGCTCTGCCGCGGTACAGTGGCGCTGATGGTCGCGGCGACCGCAGACTCCGCCGTATTAGCCTTGCCGTTCCATCCTGCGCCGCCGCCGGTTTTACGGACATAAGATGGCCCGCGATCGGCCATGTAGCTTTTGTCGAGAAGCGTGAAAGCGGCGCCGCCATCCGCGCCCTTGACCAGCGACCATGCGTACTTCGTCCGATCGGTGCTGTCCGCGACGATCTGGTCGACATAGAAGCCGACATACGAGCGGCCTGCCGGGTCATCGAGGCTGAAGTCGACCGACCCATCAGCAGCATTCGAATAGGCAATATGGACGTAGGTGGGCTTGCCGTCCGCGCCCGGCGAACCAGGGGTGCCGTCGGTGCCATTGAGCCCATCGGCGCCCTTTATCAGCGACCAGGTATAGTCGGCAGGACGGGTGCTGTCGGCAGGGGTGTAATCAACCAAAACGCCAAGGTAGCGCCGCGATCCCGGCACACCTGTGGTGAAGTCGACCGAGCCGTCGGGCGCATTCGAATAGGCCGTATGCAGGTAGCTGGCGCGTCCGTCCGCGCCAGGCGTGCCGGGCGTGCCATCGCTGCCGTTGAGCCCATCGCGGCCGTCAGCGCCGCGGATGCCCTCGTATGCCGAGGCCGACACTGGACCGAGTATCCGACGCCGCCCAAGCACGCCGCGCACGGTGTAGCGCACGGACACCTCGTAGGCGGTCGCACTGGCGACACCGGTGATGGCCTTCGTAGTGATGTCCACGGGCTCGACACCTGCACCGATCCAGGCGTCATCAACTCCCTGCCCGGATACGAACTGGCGATAGTCGAAGGTGACCGTCTGAGCCGTCCCGGCGTCAACAGCCCCGGTGACGATCAGGGCCGGCATGGTGACACCATTGGCCTGCACACTGGTGCCAGTGATCGCCCATGCGTCGACGCCTGGCACTGGCACGATAGGGTCGCCATTGACCCCAGGTGTCGGGGGTGGGGTTGCCGTCTGGCCGAGGGCGAACGGGTGCTTGGCGGGCGTCTCGCTGCGGGCGGTGAGCGTCACCGTGCCGCTAGACGGATTCAGCGCCCGGTTGAGCAGCAGGATCGGCTGGGCAACTAGCCCGAGTTCCGGCAGCTCGGCCGTTACGCAATCGCCTGGCTTGTAACCCATCCAGAACAGCTTGCATGGCAGGAGGATCGGCCCGAACTCGCGCGCGTTCTCGATATCGTACCGAACCGCGGTGCCGACCTGCGAGCTATCCTGGATGAACGGATAGTCCTGAGTCCGGCTACGCTTGCCGCGATCGTCGACGACGTGTTGCGCCACCGTGATCGGCGAGCCGGGCAACAGTTGCCAGTTGTTTGCCTCCAGCCGGTATCGCGGAGTGATCGTGTTGACCCGGTCCCTGCGCGGCTGAGTAGCGCCGACCGAGGCATCGCCGACCACGTCGTCTACCGTGATGGTGGCGAGGCTGACCTTGGGGGCGTTGACCAAGCAACTGACCTTCGCGCCAAGCGCTAGCGGCTCGCCCATGCCGGCCTGCAGGATTTTCTTCAGGGACGCCCACTTGTCGTCGCCAGAATAGATGACCCCGCCGACCTTCCAGCCGTTGGCGTCGGCGATGTTCGCGCCCTCGACAAAGCTCGCCAGATCTATCCCGGCGAGCGGGGCACCCATGCCCATAACCCGCTGCCAGTTGGACGTCGCATTCGCTATGTCGCGCTGCCAATAGCCGTGCACGTAGCGCAGGCCATTGAGGTACGGGCACTCGCTATATTCCCAAGTCGCGACTGCGGCGTCGTAGGCTGCGCGGTCGGCAGGATCGGCCATGCGATGCGGCCCGCTGCCGCCGGGGTAGGTGCTGTCCTTGCGCGGATCGTAGCAGAACTGCCCCTTCACGACGTTCATCGGCGCCGGAACACCGTTCTGGAACAGCTTGGCCTTTGTATCAAAGCGAAGGGTCCAGGCGGTCGCCGCTTTTCCAGAAAGCTTGTGCTGGGCGGTCCATCCCGGCGCCGCGCCAGCGCCGGTGCCGAACGCCAGCGCCGCGGAAGACAGCAGGCCGACCTGCGTCGTGCGCCACATGAAATCGCGGAAAGTACCGATCGCGCGGCCCGCCGCGTCGAAGCTGACGGGGGAGCGGTCGACGCCAAGCGTCGGCTCGACCTCAGCAACCGGCCCCAGCGACAGGACCGAGATGAACGACTGACGGTCGTTGTCCCCGGCATCCTTAGTGTCAAAGCCGAAGCGAGCTACGATGTTGCCGGCGGTGCCTGTTCGCCCGATTACCAAAGGGATTCCAGCATCCGGATCAGCCGCGAAGCTCGTTTGCGAGCCGCTCGCTTGGGCAGATGGCTTTTTTGCGGTGAGAGCGGCGGCCAGTGATATGACGCCGCTGGCGACCGACGCGACAGTGGCGACTGTCGCAATCGTTCCGAGGGCACTAGCAGAAAGACCAAGCCCTATTCCAACACCAGCCGCCGCGCCAATGCCACTGGCGACAAGCGCCACGGCACCAACAACTAGCGCTGCCGTTTTCAGGGCTTTAGCCATATATGCAGACTCCGGTGAACGGGAGACGATGAGGGATGCTTCGATATTTTCTGCTAACTGGAGTCTTCGCGCTCGGCATTGCGGCGGGGCCGCTATCGAAATTCGACGGCCGCCAGCCGGAAGCGCGCCTTCAATCATCAAAGCCAATCGGCGACATTGAACGCTGCCTGATTGATCTGAGCGGTGTGCCTGCTCCGCAAGTCTACCGCCAACCGGACCGGCCCGACGAAGTGACTATCTTGTGGATCGGCACCGGACCTATGAACGGGCCGGCGATCGGGAAAGCGGAATTGAAAAAGGTAGGCGGTGTGGTCAATGTGACGCTTTGGCTGAAGGACAAGTCGGCCCGCGAATGCGCTTCCTAAGCGGGACGGACTCGCCAAGCGGCAGCATATTCGATCGGCTGAAGCGTCGTGGCGGTCACCGCTTCCTCATGGAAGCCAACCACCCGACCATTGCCTAGCGCTACGGTGAACGCCCCGAGAGGATGATCGGCAGGCAGCATGACGATATCCCCGACGATCGCCGCAGCCGGCGCTATCCGCTCGAACCCCATGGCGTCGAGCGCGTCGGCGACACTACCAAAGCCCGCCGCCTTCAGCGCCTTCAGCGCGCCGGCATAGGTTCCATACGACCCCGATGCTGGCAGCTTCACCTTATGACCCATGGATCGCAGATGGGCCGCGATCATCCGTACGCAGTCGGACGTGCCGAGCTTCATCTTTCGCTTGGACCAGACATCTAACGTGTTCTGCGCGGCGCGGGTGCGGCGAACGAACGGATCAAGCTTCGCGTTCAAAACTTGTTCGCCGCGAAGTAGCTGACAGATGCCGCCGATGCGCCGGTCGTGATCGGGCTTGGATTGCCCGCTACCCCCCAGAACACCGGCTGATCGACCCCTGTGACAAAATCCATGCCTGCCTCATTGGGAAATATGCTGCGATGATGGCCAGGCGATAGCCGAGCGGATTCGTCATCCTCGAACAGGCGCTCGAATACCGAGACCACCTCGTAATCAAGGCGACGCGTGTTGGCAGCGGAGTGAAGCGTCGGAACGTCCAGTTCGCCGATGAAGACGGTATGCGTGCCGACCGGCTGACCGGTCGCGGGGTTGACCGCACCAAGCGATATGACGACGGGCGCGCCCTGCATCAAAGGCGAGGCGAGGGCGGCGGAGGCAGCATCAGAGGCGGGCAGAAGAGTAATGCCCAAAGCCGGGGCGCTGTCTCCTGTGCCGTCTGTCAGGTCTTCGATTTCCGACAACGTACCGAATGTATCATCTTGCCCGACAAAGGTCTGCCCGTTGATTGTCAGGATGCCCGCACCGTCAAGCAGGCGCAGATCGTAGCCCGGCAAATCAATCGCGATCGCGCCAAAAACAGTCGGCGAGACACCGCGCAACTCGGCGTCCAGAGCTGGCAGCAGCTGGCTCATTTCGCTTCCTCAATCTGAAAGGTCAGTCCGGTGAACAACGCGACGTCCAGCGTCCACTCCCGCCGCTCGCCGTCTAGCAGCCCTTCAATCTTGGGATTGACGAAATCGCAAATTGTGCCGCTGCTCGGCCGCATCCGCATCATGGGCGAGATAGGCAGAACCATCTTGCCATCGGAATCCGCCGTCGCGTCTGCTGCAGCCATTTCGATATAATATCGCCCGCCGACGATCATCGAAAAGAACTGCCCGAATCTGACGACGTAGCCCGGCACAAATCCGCGCAACGCCAGCGACGACCCGGCTTGTCCTGCACCATCAACAACGGGACTGCCGGGTTCACCTGGATCAAAGCCGGGCTGATAGAAGCGCATGATTGCGCCCTGACGTTGGGCAAGGATCAGCGATGCCACCCAGATCCTGCCGGCATCGGCCGTAGGCAATGGTGGCATCGTGACGGAAAGCGCAAAGCGATCGCCGAGACGATTGAGCTTCTGCAGCGATCCCCCGAAGATTGGGCGAAGCGTCCCACCCCAGTCGAGGTAGGCGGGCACGGAGCCGTTTGGTGCGGGCGAAGATGGTAGCAGAACGCTCAACCAAGCCTCCTACGCGCTCGTCTGGCGCTATCAGATGCTGCGATCTGGGCGCCGCCTGCCGCCGCCTTCACGCCCATCGCCTGCGTCTCGGGCCTTGCCGCGCCGGCCGCTCTGACGTCGAAGTAAGGCGAGGGCTCAATTATCCAGCGCCCACCAGACTGCATATCGTCATTGGCGATGATCTTCCCTGACGAGGGCGCGGTGAAGATTTCTGGCCCCATCTCACCGACAAGGTAATTTTTGCCGCCGACAACCGGCCCACCCTTGGCCCGCGCGCCTGAGAGAAAAAGCCCATTAGCGTCGGCCTTGAGCCCAGACGACAGACCAAGCGCTGGTGCCCCGGCCTTGTTGCCGATCAGCGACCCGAACAAGGCAGCAATGCCCTTCTGAAGACCAATCCTGAGCAGTGAGCGGATGATGTCATTGGCGACGTCGGAGAAGACATCCTTTAACGACTTGGCTTCCGACCCGATATCCGAAATGCCATCAATGACGGACTGAAGCCCACCGGTTGCCACCGCTTCGAATGCCTCGTTCACTTCGTCAGCGGTGCGCGGCAGACTATTAAGGTAGGAACCAAGCAGCCCAAAATTGTCCTGCCGCCCCCGCTCCTGCGCCAGCGCCTGGACGGTGCCCAGCGTCTTCAACCGGTTCTGAGCCGCGGTCACTCCAGCCCCGTCCCCCGCGCGGGTTGCGTTATCCAGATTGAACTTCTCGACTGCACGCAGCTGATCGAATTGCAGGTCGAGCAACTTCGCCTCTATCTCGCCGCGCTCTTTGGCCGTCCGGGCGAGGCGAGACTGTGCGCTCAGGACATCCTGCTGGTTCTCGTTCTCGGCACGGCTGGCATCAAGCGCCTGCCGGGCAATTTCTTCCTGGTCGCGCCGATGCAGAAGCTGCGCGCGCAATGCGTAGGTGCCGTCCTCCAGAAGCAGCAGCTGCTTTTTCTGCTCGGCGGTGAGATCACGATCAGACTGGATCGCCTCTGCGCGTGCTGAATGTTCGTTGTCCAGCAGAGCCTGCTGGAGGTTGACGCGCTCGGTCTGGTTGACGGTCAGGTCAAGCTGCGCCTGCAACTCGTCATCGCGAGCCCGACCGACCTGCTGCTGATATCGAGCCTCATCCTGGGCGGCTTTTTCCGCTGCGCGCTTTTTTGCCGCAGCCGCAGCTTTGGCATCAGCTGCGGCCTTTCGGGCATCAGCTGCGGCCTCGGCATCACCCACGGAAGGCAAGCCGCCGGTCGCACCACCAGTTCGGGCGGCGCGGCGCCGCTCGATCTCAGCCGTGCGGGCCTTCATGAAGAGCCCGTATTGCTTCACGAACTCCTGATTTGCGCCATCGGTGAAGGCATCACCGTTAAGGCTAATAGCCCGGTTGCCGGTGCCAGCACGAAAAGCGAGGGCGTCACGCCGGTTCTTTCGCGCTTCCATCAGCTTTGCGCGCCGGAATTGATAATCGCCGTTCGCATCGTCTCGGTTGCTGGCGATCTTCGTTCCAGCAGCGTAGCCGGCGATACTGCCTGCCGCCGCACCGGGCAGACCACCTGCGCGACTGCCGGCGATCGCTCCAATGATGGCCAGTGCCGTTTCGGGGTTCGATGACATGAACTTGATCAGTGACGTCGTCAGGTCACCGACACCCTGAGCCAGCGCAACAAGGGAATTAGCGTTCTGCGCGACCGTATTGGCGAACTGCGCCGACAGGATCATCTTCATCGTGTCGAGCTGGTCGTTGGCCTGCCCGGCATTGCGGATGACATCGTCCTGCAGGACGATTCCAAGCTCGTTGGCGCGCGCCGCCAGTTCGTTGAAACCGGCGCTACCCTGCCCAAGCAGGCTTGTGAGGGTCGACGCCGATTTCCCGAACAACTGGAGCGCCACAGCATTGCGCTGCTGGACGCTGGGCAGTTTGGCGAGGCCATCCAGCGTCTGACGAAACGCGGTGTCGAAATCGCTGCTGGTGACGCCGAGATCGCGGAACAGCTTGATCTGCGCGTCGCCGCCCGCTTGGGCTAGACCGAGCGTACGGGTGAACTTGCCCAGCGCCTCGTCTGCGACGTCAACACCAGATCCTGAAAGCTGTGCAGCGTAGCGGAACTCTTGGATCAGCTTCGTGCTGGCACCGGTACGGTCGGACAGGTCGGCGATGGCATCGGCATAGTCGAATGCCCTCTGCGTGGCGCCCGCTAGCTCGTTGAGCGCCAGCGCGCCAGCGAGGCCACCGATCACGCCTTTGAGCGAGGTGGCTGCATCAATCGGCGAACGCAGCGCCTTGCCGATATTCTCGCCGAGACGATACGCGCGCTTCTCAGCGGTATCGGCGCCGGACTGGAACTGGGCGCTGTCCAGTCCGAGGGAAACGCGCAGAGCGCCGATTACTGAGGAACCCGCCATTCAGCCGCTCCTCTTTACCCAAGCGCGCATGGCGCTGCCTATTTCTTTGCCAGTCATTATGCGACCGGGTGACGGCTTCTTGTCGTCGAGCAGGCGGCTGATAGCCTTGTCATGCTCGCTCAGTTTGACTTGAGCGAACCAGCCAGCCCAACGCGCTTCTCGAATGGCAAGGTGGTGGTCCCGCTTCAGACCGTCCAACCGCCCTTTGACCGCTGATCGATTGACCCGCGGCGTCTGTCGCCAGAATTGCTCAGGGTCCAACCCGAGTGAACACCATTGCTGGTGGGCGCCTAACCAGCCGCCGCGATCGGAGGGTTTTGGTCGGCGCCCTTCTTGTCGCCATCCTCGGCATCCGGGAATGCCGCGTCGAACGCCTCAATGGCGATGGCGACCGCCCGATGATGGCCGATGGCATCCACAAGATCACCAGCCTCGCCAAGCGTGCGCTCGCCAGCTCCTGCCCAGTACAGCCCGCGCAGGGTGCGCTTGCTGACGCCGAGCGGCTGGGTTTTGCCCAACGCCAGTTCGCTCGCCACCTCGATCGTGGTCAGCCCCACCTTGTCCTCCAAAGCGCAGAGGCGATTGGTGGTGAAATGAAGCGTCTCGCTCTTGCCCGCCGCCTCAAAGGCGACCCGACCGTCCGGCGTTGCCATCAGACGCTCTCAGGCGTCGCGTCGCCAGTCGCCTGAACGACTGCGCCAGCGACGCGGATAGTGACCTGCGCCGTCATCTTATCGTCGAGCGGGATATCCCGCTCATAACCGCGGACGAATCCAGGGAAGGTGAAGTGCTGGCCGTTAGTGCTGCCGTCGGGGACCGTGATTCGCATGGTGCGTACCGCGCCGTCAGCCTTGGCGGCCACGATCAGGTCGTCGGTATCCGAACCCGGCAGATAATTCATGCCGATCGTGATCTCGCCCGCGTCGTTCAGGCCCGCGATGTATTCGCGAGTACGCCCCGGGCTTTCGTAGTGCGTCACCTCCACCTCGGCGATCTGCTCGTTCGGAAGCGAGACGCTGGTGACTTCGGCCAGCTTGGTCAGCGCCGAAGCGCCGGCAGTCGCCGCCATGTAGAACCTGGAGCCGTAGCCCAGCTTTGCGTCGGACATATTGAAGGCCCTCCTATGCGGCCGGTTCGTGCCAGACCCGAAGGTCGAGCGAGGTAACGTAAGTGACGACCCCGGTGTCGGCGCGTTCGCTGTAGGAACGCGACTGATCAACGAAGCTGCGAGAGAAGGCAGTGGCGCCGAACAGCGCGGGCGGACAGGCGGTAGCGAGGGCCGCTTCGACCAAGTCATCGGTATCGCCGCGGCTGGATGACATGCAATCAACCTGGACCGTGGTTTCCCGCATCGCCTGATCGCCATCGTGCGTGACGGGGCGGGAATCAGCGGCAACCTGAAGGCGGATGCGTTTGCCCGCTATCGTTTGAGGTATCTCGTCTCGATAAACCTGCCCGCCCGCGATGGGTTTAAGCCGGTCGCGAAGGTCTGCGCTCATGGACATCGGCTATCCCTTCGCTGCGAGCCGTGCCGCCTTGCGGACCAACCGCTTTGCGGTTTTCTCAATCTCGCCGCCAAGCTCTTCCTTCACGATCTGGAGGGTTTGATCCTGCGTCGCATCCCACGCCGGGCGCATGAAGGGATGGGCGGCTTGGTCGACCGTGCCGAACTCCTGCGGGACTGCGGCCGGATTATTCGGACCGGCGAATACTTCGACGCTGGCTTTATCCTCACGCTTCCGGTTCGCCCGCTCTTGGCGTCGCGTCAGCTTCGTGCCGATCCCGCCGCTTTCTTCCAACGCGCCAGTGAGGTGAGGGGCATTCTGCCGCCATGCCTTGTCGAAAGGCACTAGGGCCTTGCGAGCGGTTCGGCGCAGAACGGCCTTCGCTGCGGCCTTCGGCAATTCGGCAAGTGCCGCATCCAACGCCTTCAGACCCTCGACCTTCACCGTGTATTTCACTGGCCGCTACCAATCGCAGCGATCTCCAGCCCCTCGCGCCGTCCCATCTCGACGACCGATTTGATATCGAAAGTCCGACCAGATCCGACCGGATACTCGACCCGATCAACGGGGGAGAGCCCTGACACCTTCTGCGACCATCGTATGCGGAACACCGTGGGGGCACTGGCCGCGTTCTGCGCGCTCTGTAGCCGCTCTGTGCCAGGCGACGGACGGACAGAAGCCCAGACGGTCGCCAGCGGCTCATAGCCCTCGACGTCGTCACCGCCTTCGTTCTGGACGATGCCAGCCCGTAGCAGGGTGATGCGGCGATCTAGGGTGCCGGCGATCATCCCCATTAGCACACCCACTTCTTCAGCGGCATCAGCAGCCAGTGGACGGCCAGCGGCATTTCCCCGCCATCCTTCCCAACGGCTTCACGGTTGGCGTACCAGTGTCCGATCAGCAGAAGAGCTGCTTGGGCGATGACTGTCTGATCGCGCTTATCCAAATCCGGCCATGTATCAAGAATGAGCCGGTCAACGTGGTTTTCGATTGACCGTAGCGCGGCCGAACGCAGAAGCTTTAGATATTCGTCTTCATCGTCTGCCGAAGCGTCTAGGCGCAGATGCGTCTTCACCTGCTCAATGGTGACCGGTTCATGGGCCATGATCAGGCAGACCGGATCTTGGTGGCGAGATCGTAAAGGTCGATCTTGACCTCGTCGCCGTTGTCCTTCGTCAGGACGATTGCCAGATCCTTTTCGTCGGCATAGCCAGCGATGATATCCGCCCCAGGCAAACCGCGCTCGCCGTCGCGGCCAGGTTCGCCGCGATCGCCGCGATCGCCACGCTTGCCTCGGCTGGCGGAAAGCATCCAGCCGTCACCAGGCAGAGCACCGGGGGCATCGACCTTGGCGCGCCATTCAGATCCGTTGAAGCTGACGACGTCCATGGCGCGATATTCTTCCCCGGCGTCGAACAGTCCGCGGGCCTGACCGGCATAGGCATCCTTGCCGTCCATGCCGTCGCTGCCATCTTTCCCGTCGGCGCCGGTCAGCCCTTGGAGACCTTGATCGCCGGGAGCGCCATCTTTGCCATCAATCCCGTCGCGGCCAGCAGCCCCATCCTTGCCGTCGATACCATCCCGACCGGGGGCTCCGTCCTGACCGTCAATACCATCGCGCCCGGCTGCACCGTCTTGCCCATCGGCGCCATCGCGGCCGGACTCACCCTGGGGGCCAGGTTCTCCGTCTTTGCCATCAACACCGTCACGCCCGGGCGCGCCATCCTGACCGTCACGGCCCGGCAAGCCATCGGCGCCGTCTTGGCCTGCGGCGCCGACCTGACCGTCAATACCGTCACGCCCGGCCGCGCCATCCTTGCCATCAACGCCATCCCGAACCGTGGCCAGGCGATCCTCAATCGCCCGCTTCATGATTGCCAGCGCTTCCCGCTGCTCAGCCATGAAGGCGCGGTGCTCAGCAGCGCGGACCTGCTCAGCCGTCACTGCCTTCTCGCGCAAGTCGGCGATGACGCGGCGTACCGCGTCTCGCGATCCATCAATCAGCACACGAATTTCATGCTCAGGCGCCATGGAAGAGATCATCCGAAATGGAGCGGGTGAGGGCGGGAATCTGATCGCGCACGGCATCCGGCTCCTCTTGTTGAACTGGCGGCGTCGGTTCGGCGGCCGGCGTAAGCGCCTGCGATCCGTCCAACATGCCCAGCGGAATATCCTGCTGCTGACCGAAAATCTTGTCGCCGCCATCAATGCGGCCGAGTTCGAAATCGGCCCGCGCTTCGTCACTGGCAAAAATGCGACCCTTCACCCCTTCGACCCAGCCCTTGACCCGGGTGGCAAAGTCGCTGCGCAGGAGCACGGAGGTGTCAAACTCGGTGTATTCGGTGAGGCCGCCGGCCAGCGCGAATAGGCGGTCAAAGCCCTGCTCGATGTGATTAAGGCAGAAGCCGAGCCCACTCGCCAGCCACGATGTCATCATCAGTTCGGTAGAGGCGAATTTCTGATCGCCGATGCCCAGCACCTGAAGCGGAACGCGGTAGGCGAGGGCGACATTCTGCTCGCTCATTTTCATGATCTCGGCGAACTGAGTATCCTTGGCGGCCACCGTCATCGGATTCCATGTCAGCCCGTTAGCGAGGATCGGGGTGCCGCCCGCATTGAGGCCCCGGGATTGCTCGTCCCAGCGATCACGCAGTTCCTTGACCTGCTCCGCGTTTAGACTCGCGGCGGTGTTCAATGTACCGGACGGGCGGGCCTGGCGATCGAAGAACGCGACCGCCTGCCGGGCCATGGCGCTGGAAACCGCAAGGTCGAGCATCGCCGCGGTCAATGGCGTCTCACCAATCAGCGGATGGCGGGGTGTTTCAAGGTGGACGTGGAGCACGTCCCGTGCCGGCACTGCGCTGAGCGCGCCCGCCGGAAGGTGCCGCTCGACCACCTCGTTGCCCGAAAGCGAGTAGAAGACCGAGCCGTCCATCGCGACCATCGGCGCACAACTGCCGGTCATGATGTGCAACTCGACAATTTCGAAACGAGCGTTGCGGACCGCCAATGCATAGGCGTTGCCGCGTCGGTAGAGCAGCGAGGTCAGGTTAAGAAGAAAATCGGACGGTGACTGGTAGGCGTTTGGTCGCAGCAGGATGCGCGACAGTGCGGAATTGGTCACCCGGTCACGGCCGCCGTCTGCGCGGGACTTCCAGTGCGAACCGAGACACATGGCAGAGGTCTGGGCATAAGCGGAGACGCAGGCCTGCACGATTGCCGTGCCGCCGCCGCGCTCGATGTCATATCCCATCTGCCAGAAATTCAGATTGGCGCCGGCCTCCGCCGACAGCCATCCGCCGGATACCGGCAGGTAATATGGGCCATCGCGATATGCCCCCTCCGCCGCCTTGGCGACGTCGCGTGATGCGCTGTAGCGCACCTCGGCAGCCGCTGCGCGCGCGGAGAGAGCATATCCGGTCACCCGTTAGGCCTCAGTTGGCCTTGGCCTGCCGGGTGCGATACCCGGCGGACTTGCCGACCGCTTCACCGCGCTTGACTGCGTCGAGTTCGGCCTGCGTCGGGGTGGGCACCTCGGCGTCCGCCGCCTCACCCTCGGCTACGGCGCGCGCACGCACGTCGTCCTGATCGACCGGCTCCGCCGCCGGCTTGGTTTCGTCTGCCATCATTCGTCTCCTGCTAGTGGAGGGGATGGCCGGCGCCCGCGGCAGACGGGCGCTGGCCGGGGCCGATTACCAGGTGACGCCTTGGACGAACGCGACCATCCCAGCCCGGCGCATGGCCCAGTTCAGGTCCATGATCATGCGCAGCGCGAGGCTGTCGGTCTGGAACATCGACCGGATCGGGGCCGCCACGACATTGGGCGTGCCCGCTGCCGAGATCTGCGTCGGGGCGGTGTCTTCCATATGCAGCACCGCCTGATCGCTGACCTCGAACCGGGGCTCGTCGCCGGTCGCGGTGAAGAAGTCCGCCGCGTCGACGAGCGCCACAGTGCCGTTCGACACGGTCGCCGACTGCGCCACCGGATAGCCCAGTAGCGTGCCCGCGCGCAGGTCGGCTGCGAACGGGAAGTCACCGTTGGCGTTCTGCGTCAGCGAGATTGACAGCGCCTGCACGGGGTTCATCACCCACACCGGCTGCCGGATATTGCCGCCCGACGATACGATCAGCGCGCCAACCAGACCCTTCAGGTCGGCGACCAAGGCGCTGAAGCCGCCGCCGGAAGTCGGCGTCAGGCCGGTGATGCCGTTGCGCAGACCGGCCGGCCGGATGGTCGTGGCCGCATTGGCGTCCAGCAGGACGGTGTCGATGGCGACGCCGGTATCCTCCTGGATGGCCGTGCGCAGCACCTGCTCGATATCCGGGGTCGACTTCTCCGCGATCTCGCGCGTGAAGGTGGTGATGACCGCCATCTTCTTCGGGGTCAGCGAGGTTGCGCTGAAGCCGGCCTGACGGACCGGGATGGGCGCGCCCTGGCCGACGAACGACCCGGCGACCGACGGCGTCGCCGCGCGCGCCGGGATCGACACCACGCCGTTGCGGCCGAACGTGAACCGGCCACCCAAGTCGCGCAGGACCGGGTAGATCGAGTTCGCGACCAGCGTGTCGATGAAATCGAGGGTCGCGGTCTGCACCAGTTCGGCTGCCCAGCCGGACGTCGTGGTGGTGGCGGGGGCGGTCGCCGATCGCGCGGTGACGTCCAGCATCGTCTTGATGTGATCGTCTTCGCCGTAGCGACCGGTCAACACGTCGATTGCGGAACGGCGCTCGATATGGGCGAGCACCTGAACCACCGCGGAGCGGATGATAAGGTCGCCGGGGGCCGACTTCTTGGCGGGGGCCGCGAAGGGGCGGCGGGGTTCACCCTTCGGCTCCTGCTTCTCGGTGATATTGCCCAGCGCCTTCTCGGCGCGCTTCAGCGAGCCCATCGCCGCTTCCTGCTTCTCGATCTTGTCGGCGAGTTCGACGGTGACGTTCTCGTCGGCGTCGTCGGCCTTGATGTGGTCGGTCAGCGCGTCCTTCAGGCGCACCAGTTCATTCTGCGCATCGACGATGCGCTCGGCGAGGGTAGCCATCTTCACTGTCTTTCGATTGGAGGTTGAAGCGGCGTGCTCGCCGGAATTACCGTGTCGGCTCGTTTCACTGGTCTCGTCGGCGGACTTGCCAAAGATCAGCTGACGGACGTCGTCGGAGAGGTTGAGCGACTTGGCGACTGCCAGCGCATTGGGGTTGGCCGGGATCGACACCAGGCTGCATTCCATGAGTTCGGCCGCCTTGAAGCGGACACCGCCGACTTTCGAACCTTCGATTGGCTCAGCGACGAGCGGCCGGAAGCCGACCGAGACGGCGCGCATCATGCCGGCAGCGACGAAGGAGCGCATCTTGTCGGTGACCGGGCACGCGCCTTCGGGGCCGAATACCAGTTCGCCGATCAATTTGCCGCCCTCGACACGGACGTTCGTCCATTCACCGATCGGCATGTCGCTGTCGTGGTTAAACAAGGCCATGGGGTTGGCCTTGAAGTTGCGCAGCACCCAGCCCTGAGGGTCAATGACGTCGCCCATCCGATCGACGGTGGCGTCGGACATGACGAAAACGAGCGGATTGGCGCCGGCTGGCTGGACGGTCGACTTGCGGACTGGCTGCATTATCAGGCTCCTTCAGCCAATCATGGCGGCAACCTCGACCACGGTGTTCGCGACCGGATTCCGCGTCATCAGCATCACCGCGTTGAAGGCGGCGACCAGAGGATCGATCTTCGCCTTGCCGGCGACCTGCTTCGTTATGAGGACAGCGTTGCCGCGCTGCTCAGCCTTCGCGTTGCCGGCGCACCAGGCCATCAACTCCTGCCCGGCATGGACGAGCGTGCCATCCTTCAGCTTCCGCTCGGTGCCCCAGACCGCACCGGAAAGGCGAAAGCCCTGACTGACCGCCAGCATCTGCTCCGCCGTGAATCCCCGGCCTGCCAATTCATCTACCAGCGCGGTGACCCCCTGCGGGTCGAGCCCGATCGCGGCCTGCTCGGGGAAAAGCCCCGCATCCTTCACGCGCTCCAGCAAGTCAGCGACTTCGATCAGATCCTGTGTCGGCTCCACGCATTTGACCAGCGTGCCCTCGCCGATGAAGTCGGTCAGCCGGCTCGCTATGTCCTTTCGCCGGTCGAATACGTCCTGCTGCGCCCAGGCTTTGCACCAGAGCAGCCATTGCTTGGTGTCCTTGTGCCGACCGAGCAGCGCCAGGCCGAGAAGATCGTCGAGCCCGCCGCCGTCGCCGCCAGCAACCACCACCTCGCAGACCTGCAGGAAGTGGTCGAGCGTCCCATCCCACAGGGCAGGGTCGGCCTTGGCGCCTTCCCAGTAGACCCCGCCGATCCAGGCATCGTGCCGGAGCCCGACGCCGATCTCGACATTCAGATGCTTCGCATAGAAGACCTGCTTGGTGCCGTCCTCTGCGCCGGACACCTTGCGGAACTGGCTTTCGAGCCATTGCTGGCTGACCGATCGCCCGATGTTAGGGTTGGTGATGTAGAAATTGGCTGGGTCCAGATGCTCGTCCGCCGCGATCATCTCGTCGGGGAACTCGTAAAGGACCGGCAGAAATTCCGGATCGTCGACCACGCCGTCGCGGACGTCGCGAGCGTAGGCCAGCTTCTCCTTGAAGATGCCCGCGGGGGGCTCGTCTGACTGCGTGGTCAGGAACAGGGTGTAGCCTTCCGGCCGCGACACTTGCCCGCCCGATGCCTCGCGGAACATCGCGTCCGCCGTCGCCTTCTTCCCGAACAGCCACAACTCGTCGACTAGCACCCGGCTAGCCTTCTTGCCCGACACCGTGGCGCTGTCCGCGGCGACGACCTTCAACGTTGCCTTCGTCGCTCGGTTCGTAATGAGCCGGATATGCTCCTGGATGTGCAGAAGGTCGCTCAGTTCCTCGTCGGCGCGGATCATGTCGCACGCCGGCTTGAAGCTGTTGCCCGCGACCTCAATCGTGGGCGCGAGGATCAGGTTTTCGTCGGATGGCCGCCAACCGCATATCAACTCAGTCAGCATGATGCCGGCCGCGATGGTCGACTTGGTGTTTTTTTTAGACACCAGCAGCAGACCCTCGCGGATCAGCTGCTGGCCGGTATCAGCGTCATAGGCGCCGAAGATCGCAGCCGCGAAGTCGAGCAGCCATTTGTCGGCGCTCTCCCCGATCGTCCACGTTCGCCCGGTTGCCGGGTTAGTGCCCAGGTCCGCGATGCTCAGCGACTTGAACACCTCCATCTTCGCATCGGCCGAGGCCGGGAACAGCGGAGAGAAGGGGATCAGGGTCTTGCGGGTGCGTATCCGGGTCTTCCAGTCCGGGCACGCCGTCGACCATTGCGGCACGTTACTTCACGGCTTTCAGCGTTGGCGGCCCCATCGCCGAAAATCGCGGACCGCCGCCGACCGCGTTGGCCTTCTCCTGCTGGGCAGCTTTCTTACCTTGCGGCGCGGACGCCTCGTTCAGCGTCTTGAACGCCAGAGCGAGCGTTTTCAGCGTGCCCGATCGATTGGTCAGGCTGACTGCGCGCATCATTGAATCGCGCCGGGCTTCGTCGTCATCGCCGTCGGTCGCAGCGACAATCATATCTTCCAGCTCGCCGCGCCGACTGGTGATCGTGTCCAGCTCGTCGAGCATCCGCCAAACCAAGCTGCGCCCGCCATCTGCGATCTTGCCGGATTCGACCGGGGTTTCGGGGTCGATCGTGACAGGTGGGGGCGGGGAGCGGTCAGGTTCGCGCTTGGTGGGGGTGCGAACCGCGCGAACCCACTTCTCCTTGCCTGCGCGCTTGCGAATAGCCGTATCGGAAATCTCATGGCGATCAGCAATTTCGCGGATTGAATCTTCGCCCGCTAAGTATTCAAGTTCGATCCGGTCCCAGTCGATAGATGATCGGCGTTTCGCCATCGGACCGCTCCTGCGGCGAAAGTTCGCACCTGCGAACGCTCCACCGGAATTTTTTCTCTGCGTGAGAGCATCACCGGTCTTCAGGGCGACGGCCCTGCGAACTTTCGGATACCCCCCCGTCGGGTCGGATCAGGTCCGGTGGGGCCCCTGCTCGTCGCGCTGCTTCGCGCCGTCGTGACACGGCTTGCAGAGGGTGGTCAGGTTCGCCTCGTCCCAGAACAGCCGCTCAGAGCCCCTGTGCGGCACCTTGTGGTCACAGACCAGCTGCGAGGTATCGCCTTCCAGACGTCCACACCGAGTGCAGGTGAAGGCATCAGCAACCAGCCTCGCCCATCGCATCTGACGCCAGCGCTTGGTGTTGTACCACTTGCGCCAGGGAGAATAGATCGTCCGCTCCGCGGCGGCTGTCCGCTCAATCGGGGCGAGGTGGCCAAGGCTCGGCTTGAGGGTGGCAAGCTTGCCGGGCAGCGTCTTCAGCTTGCCCATCTACACCACCCAAAAACGACTAGAGCCGCTACCCTTGCGGGCGCGGCTCTAAATGATGGACAAGTGGTTGCATATGTACCGCCAGTCGTCAAGCGACAATACGCGCAGGCGGGCATGGTGTTCGCAACTCTTTGTCATGCTCAATGTCTTGCATTGCCCGGCCCTCGCTGCAGGTCCATTCGCTGTCGCGGCATGGCCACCACCCGAACCAACGATATCGCCGCTCTGCTATGCACAACCGCTGAGTGGAAAGGCATCGCCCGTTTGCCACCTGAACATTCCCCCACCTGACACGGTACGAACCGACGGGCGCACTCACGATACAATCCGATGCGCTGCCATCTTCAATTCCATCGCGGCCATGGCCATCACCTGCTTCTCGCGCAGAGGCACGATGGCGATGAACTTGCCTGCGCCATCGTAGCGCTCACGACCACCATGCTTGTCGATGCACCATTGGCTGAGACTGCGATCGTCAACGGCTACTGCGCGGGCGAGCTGCGCCAGTTGCCCAAGATCCCGCTCGACCCGTGCGGTGGTCAGCACGGCAGAGGTGATGGCGGCGGAAAGGGGAATGTCGCCCGATCCACCTACGCTGTTATCAAGACAGGACTTTACCGGCGAGCGTTCGGCCAGTCCTGCCTGGTCACGGTAGAAGGCGAGGGCGCGATACTCCGCATCGTTGATTTGGCCGCGGGTGTGCATTGTCTCGATCACAGGCACCTTACGATACGCCTCCTTGTCACGGACGAATGAAGCGCGGTTTGCATGGGCGTCCGTCGGCCCGACACGCGCGTTGTCGTTGGCCTCCCGATCAACGATCTTCTGCAACGGACCGCGGGTGTCACGGCCTTGGCGCATCCGCGCGGCCTTGCTCTTGCGCTTGCTCATGCTCCCAGTTCCCCTTCTCGTCCGTATCTGGTGGTGGCCAAGGCGAAGACCTTGACCGCGTCCGGCCGGGCATCAGCCAGCCTGTGGATCGTCGCGCGAACCTCGTGCAGCAGTGGGTGATCGAAGCCGAACCGCTGCTCCCATGCCGGCACCATCTGGCAGAGCCCGCTCCACATGCCGGAATAGTCCCTCTCAGCGGGCATCAGCAGTTCACGGTCGCCGAATGCCCCGGCCAGCAGCCGTTCGCGGAATGCCCCGATGATCTGGTCGTCATTCATGCGGGGCGGCCTCGTTCACGGGCGACCGCAGGCGGCACCCATTCTTCCATGTCTGTCCGATTGCACCCGTCGCAGGTTGTGATGGTGCTGCCGTCGATCGTCTCGACCCGGTTGCCGCAGTGGCATCCGAAGAACTGCCGACCGTGATGCCAAGGGCGCACGTCATGCGGCTTTACGCATGGGCTCGGCAGCGATGGGCAGGGCGGACAGGCGCGGCTCTGGCGCCCACGCCTTCATCGGCCCTTGATACAGCGCCCGCGTGACGTAGCTGCCATCAGACAGACGGCGCATCGTGCCGCGCTCGACTGCGATCCTGCACCATTGCTCGGGCACGTCGCCGATAGGCTGCCCCTCCGCGATATTCGCCAGCCACGTCGCGAACGCCGCATCTGCGAACCGCTGGCATCCGATCAGTGCCGTTTCCTGCTCGCTGACGGGCGCGCGGTATTCGGCCAAGATGTCGAGCAACTGCTTGGCGGTCGGGAACCAGTTGAACTGCCGGCACGCCTCGCTGACCATGAATGCCAGCGCGTCGTCGGTGTAGCCCATCAGCATCGTCACGAGGGCACTGGTGCGCAGTTCGCCGCCCTGTTCGTCCTGACCGCGGCGCGGCAGCATGGCGTCCAGATATTCCAGGCGCTTCAGGATGCGCGCTGGCTTGGCCGGCTCAACGGCCTGCATCGTCGCTTCCGCCCATGCGGTGATCACCCGGCAGTCAGCCAGCGTGGCTGGCGTCAAACTGTGCGGACGCTCGACGGAGAGCACTGGTGAAGCCGTCGACTGGACGGCCAGAGCCGTTGTGATTTCCCCGACTGTTCGCATAGCTCGCTTCCCTCATGATCCTGTCGTGCTGGTCTCTGATCCGGTTCCACCACACGCGGTCCCAGTCGCTGCGGGCGGCGTCGCGCTGACGGGTCGCCCAGTAATCCCGGAAGCCGTCCCGCTCCCGATCGACCCGGCCAGGCGGCCACAGGGTGACGAGTGAAGCGACGGTGTCGGGCAGGGGCTTCCGCGGTTGCCAGTCAGTCGGGATGCGATGGGCCTTCACCGGCTTGCCAGCGAGGTCGATGCATCCGGCGATCAGGGCAAGCATGGCGATGCGGAGGGGTTCGGCCCTCACGTGTGCAGGCGCGTCACACTCACACGGGATAGGATTAATTTTTTTGGGGGTCTGGGGGGCTTTTTTATCAAGGGAAGGGGCTTCGTCACCAACCGTCACTTGTGCGTCACTGGCGTCACATGTGACGTTGGGTGACGCTGCGTGACGCTCACGATAGGCCCGCATCCGAAGCGCTCCCTTGGTCGGAGCCAAGGCCGCTTCCACATTGGCCGCTGCTGCCGCCTGTGCGCTGGCGAGCGCCATCGCCACCTCGCCGACCAGCGCGGCAGGCGTACCCGCTTCGATCAGTCGTGCGAGAAGGTCAGCGCTCACGCCGCCGCACCAAAGAGATTGCCCTGACGCTGCGCATCCTCAATGCGGCGACAGGCTATGTCGAAGTAGGTGGTGTCTATCTCGACGCCGACGAACGGACGATGCTCGGCCATGCACGCGACACCGGTAGAACCGCTGCCCATGAAGGGGTCGACAGTCATGCCAGCGGGCAGGCTCTGCAGCAGATTACGAAGCAACCCGACCGGCTTCTCGTTCGGATGCTGACGGCCATTCTTGGCCATGCTCTGGACGGGCGGATGGTAGACCACCGCGCCCTTGTCGCGGTTGCCGACGAATGCTCCCGCATCGCCCATGACGTAAATTTCCTCAGTGGTCGGCTTCCAGGGCAGGCGCAGGTCGCCCATGCCCAGCGCTGGCCCCTTGTCCCAAATCAGCGTCATGCGATGGTGCGGGGGAAGCGCGGCCTTGCGCGATCCGAACATCAGCATGGGGAGATGGGAGAAGGCGCAAGCGAGCGCGTCACGCGCCTCGCAGCTTTCATCGCTCGCGATGCTCCGGCCACCGGCCCAGAGCGCATCTGTGGCATATCCGCTCTTATAGCCAATGCCGAAAGGCGGATCGGACAGGACGGTGACGGGCTGCAGGGTCAGGATTTCGCCGACCACGTCAACGTCGCGGGCATCCCCAAGATACAGCGTCGCGTTGCCGATGATCTCTTTGCGCTGGTACGTCATGCGCCACGCTGCCCGGCAAGAGCCGCAGGGTACACCGGCGTCCAGACGATCGCCTTCTTGCCCGACCCATTCGCCCTACGCGCGCCGCTGTCCCGTAGCTTGCCCAGCCGCGAAAGCTCGGTCACCCGCGGTCGTACGGTCAGGATCGACAGCCCCAGCCGCCCGGCGCACTCGTCTGCCGTCATGCCCTTCGACTTCTCGAAGGCCGTCAGCACCACCTCGCGCAGCTTGGGGGCCACCTTGGCCATACTGGCACCCGCCGCCCGCGACGTGTCGCTGGCTTGGGCTCCTGGCTGGTGGGGATAGGCAAATAGGTCGGTCATTGGCTCGGAGCCTCCCCGATTTCCTTGAGCATGTTGGCAGAGACACGGGCGCACCGTTCGCCGATCTTGGCCAATTCCTTGGCGAGCAGACGGACTTCGAAGTTCGAAATCGTTGTTTCGCCCATGCGCTTCATGTATAGTCCGCGCTCACTGACGCCGATGAGCGCAGCGACATGCTTGAAGCCGCCCTTGTCGCACATCAGTTCGCAAGCCGTTTCTAACCCAGCCATTCGCGGAGCCGACAGCGACCGCACTTCTACTTCCGGATGTTCGGAAGTGCCTGCCGCGCCGTCCATCAGATCATCCCCGTGGCGACACCGCCGAGCGTGAAGGCGTGACCGGTGGTGGTGGGCTTGAAGGCGGACACGAGCCCCGCGCCGCTTGCGACCTTGGCGAGCTGGCGTTCGAACGGGGTCATGTCGGCCTCGATGATCCGACGTGCTTCCGCTGAGCCCAGCGACTTCTGCAGCTTGCGGTATTCGTCCCGGCGAACCTCGGGACACCATGCCAGCTTGGCCTTCTGCTGGGCGTAGGGCGTCGGCGCCGGGCGGCCTGCGATCAGGCCCAGCACGATCCGCTTGGCCTCAGGCGCCCGCCGGCCGCGCTTGGTTAGGTCGAGGTAGTGGGCTCGCCATTCGGGCGGGCACCAGGCAAGGGCGGTCGCGCTGCGCTTCAGGCCGTTGGCCGCCCGCGTCTCCGCTGACATGCTCCGCGACGCGGCCGTGATGATCGGGGCCATCTTGCGGCCATGCTCACGACGGCGCTCGCGCTCAGCCTCGGTGAGGTTGGTGTTGCGCTCGACCAGCCGGGCTATGCAGGCCGCACGATGCTCAGGCTCCGCCATCTTGCGGGCGATGCCTTCCCGACGAAGCTGAGCGACGACCGGGTCGCTATTCAGCCGACGGGCAACGCACGACCGGCAATAGCCGCTCTTATTCTTCGGCCCCAACGTCGCGGGGCAGTTGCTGCAGATGGCGGTCACCGGCGCTTCTCCCGCTGGCGAAGCTTGTAGGCACGCTTGGCCGCTGCCGAGCATCGCGAGCAAACACGGAATGTCGTGCCATCGCCGCGAACACCGGTTCCATCATATGCATGTCCCTTGGGGCATGCCGTCTTGCGAGCGTTCTCATTCAGTGGACCGGCGTCACGGCCCTTACGGATCATGTCCTGTGCGTTTTCACAGGGCGTGCCAGCGAACAGATGCGAGGGGTTCACGCAGGCGCGATTGTCGCACGTATGGCAGACGTACAGCCCACGGGGTGCTTCGCTGCCATTCGCAAGCATCCAGGCAACACGGTGCGCGCCGCGCTGACGGCCGGCGACGCTGAAGCTGCCGTATCCGGTCCTGCCCATGAATGACCCTTGCCATGGCCAGCATGCGGCGGGGCCACCATCACGATTGGCCTTCACCCAGAAGGCGTCGAGGCTGTGAGGCTTATGCATTTGACCGCCTCCGACCATCGCGGCACGGCGCACAGAGGCGTCCGACAAGGCGAGGCATGTCTTCGCCGCAACTAGCACATTCGCCCGGCTGGCCGCGCTCGATCTGCGCACTGGCGGCGCGGACGGCAGCGATGCTGCGCTCGGTGTGGGCGTCGACGATCGCGACGGCTTCATCCATCGTATCAGCCACGGGCGGCGCTCCGCGTGATCGCAGCCGACCATTCCGGCAGGCAGGGCAGCGCCACCGGGGTAGCGAAGATCACGAAGCGCACTTTTTCCATCGCGCCGACAGCAGTCGACGCGGTTGCGTTGGTCTGCATTGCTCATTCTCCAGGCGGGGTGTGACCCGCGGGGTTGGTCCTCAGGTGTGCTCAATCAGGCGGGGCCGGGCGGCCCTGCGCATCCGAAGTCTGTCGATGTGGGCCGCCACGGCTTCGATCTGGGGCCACATGGCCTCCAGCTCGTCGTCGTCGACCTCGCCGTCCTCCAGCGCCTCCGCCTTCTTCGCGATCAGCGCGCCGAGGGCCTTGAGGGCGGTACGGCCTTCACAGGCGGAAACCGTGTCGATCGGGGTCAGTCGCATCCCGACCAGCGCCAGCGCATCGTTGGCGAACCGGCCGTCCCATTGGCGACAGGCGCGCAGGAACGAGACGACGCCCATGTCCGCAGCACCAGCGCGATAGGCGGCAGCGCGGTCCGCGCTCTTGCCGAGCACCTGGCCCAGATCCGCATCGGTAGCGGCATCGTCCGTCTTGATCGTCGTCAGGCTCTTGCCCAGAACCTCGAGCATCAAACTCGCGGGAACGGTGCGGAACCGGCCGTGGATGTGCGGAGCGGTCACAGCGTACCTCCGTCAGCATGAACAGGGACACCCTCAGCACCGCCCCCAAGGCCGTCCGCATCGCGATAGCCCGCGCGCTGGTCGACAAGGCCGCTGGCGGCGAACAGATCACCGCCAGCGGAGGGTGCGAGGGAGAGGATGCGAACCGGGCGCGCAAGGGAGGAACGCGCCCGGCCTCCGCGGGACTCGCACCCGCGAAGCTGGGAAAGGGAGTGGCGGGCGCGGTTGGCCAGCCGCTGGTAGAAGTCGGCACCATCAGGATTGCCCTGCGCCCGCTCCGACGTCGCGACCCGATCATGGTAGGCCGCCCAGGCGGCACCTTGCAGCATGTCGATCATGCCGCCTGCGCCTCGCGCGCGGGGCAATCGACTTCGGTGCAGGCCACCACGCGAGACAGCGGCGACGTGCCGCACAGCGAACAGTGACGAACCGACGCCTTCACCTTCTCGGCGATGCGATCGTCAATCCACGCGACCTGCGCGGCGCTGAACGGGGGCTCGAGATGCGCGGCCATTATGCCGCCGCCCGATCGCAAGCAGGGGCCGAATATTCGGCCATGAAGCGCCGGACCCGTGCTTCGGTCGCGCGCCGCAGCTCGCGACCCTGCTTTAGGTTAGGAACGAGATTGGCGTCGCCGATCGCCTTCCGTCCGAAGGTCGTCGGGGGCAGGCCATGCTCAGCGATGAAGCTTTCGATACCACTGAGAATGTCTGCGTCGCTCGCCAGCGTCGTCTGCATGTACCCAAGATAGTCGGATGTATCCGACTTGTGAAGTAGGAAACTTCATGCTTTCTGACGAACTCGCCCTGTGGGAAACCTCCGACATGGCTGAGTATGAACCGCTTGAGGGGGTGCGCCTCTATGACGCCTTCATGGCGATCAAGCCGGCTGGCCTCGCCGAAACGGAATGGGCGCTTCGTGCTGGCGTCAACCGCGGCTTCTTCGGCAACCTAAAGGGCAAAGCGAAGAACCCCAGGCACGACACCGTCCGCAAGCTGCTTCAGGTCGTCGGCGCCACCGAGGCGGACCTGCGACCGGCTCCGCCAGCGCCGAAGCCGGGGCGGCGTTTGCCTGAGGTGCAGCCCGATCAACCCCCAGTCCAGACTGTGGATCGTGGAGAGACAGGCGCCGTAGTTAAGCTCGACCTATCTTTGCCCATGGGTCCGGGGGCTACGGTCGACGAGTACGTCGAGGAAGAACCGCTGGTGTTCGACCTTGTGTATGTTCGGTCTTTCACCCGAGCCCCGCTGCATCGGCTCAGGATCGCCCAAGGAGTAGGGGACAGCATGTTCCCGACGCTGGTGTCGAACGATCTGGTCTGGATCGACACGACACAGAATGAACTTGTCCATTCGGATCGGATTTATGCGGCGTCTATTAACGGAGGCGCTGCTATCAAGCGACTGCGGCCAATAGCGGGTGGCCAGCGAGTATTGGTTATTTCTGATAATAAGGCGATTGATCCATACGAGGTTGAGGCGGCAGACGTACAAATTTGGGGAAGGGTGATCCGCTTTGCGCGTGATTTATAGGAGTTGGGTATGGTAGAGCCACAGTTTTCCGGATCAATAACGAAAGGTTCAGAGGCCAAACTTGTCAACAATCCCTCTGATGCTCCGACAATATATGTTGATTCGTTTGTTAGCATGCTGACCGACGAATCGGTAGCCAAGATAGGATTTGTTGAGACGCTGCCATCACCAGATGGTACATTGGTGGCTCGCGTTGTTTTGAACATGGTTATCAACCGCAGTAGTCTTAAAAAGTTATCAGAACAACTAAGTGACTCTATTGTTCGCGCAGAATACTTGGAAGCGCAGGGTGGGCAATGATTATTAGCTCGTCGAAAATAGTCAGCTATTACGTTGTTATTCCGACTGCGCTGGCGGCAGCTGTACCGTCAGTGAGCGCGTCACGGCTTAACACTGTTTTATTTAACGATATAGAGGCGGGATGTGGCACCCTAATATGTCAGCAACCTGCTGATAATGGGAATCACATATTCCCGCTTGCAGACGCCGCCTATGTGCGTGATTTAGTGGGCGATCAGCAGGCGGCGGACGTTAATACTCTAGATATGGCAAAATTCACGGTTTGCGCATCAGTGAGTGTGGGAGCATTTGCCGTAGCGCTGGCGTCGGCAGGTCTGAGTTTTATAGGTCCTGTATCTGATATTGCGTCTGATTTCGGACTAATCGCAATGATCGTTGCGGGCGGTAGCGGATATTTTGCAGCTAGAATGGCGCAGTCGGCTTAAGCGTGCCTAAACCTCCCATCAAGACAGATGACAGTGCAGATGCAGAAGCTACTACGCGCCTATTATTAGGTTGGTTTAAAAAGCTTCCGCCGGGTGCTGCGCTCGGAATGATGGGTTGCGCATCATTTTTTGCAATGATTAGATACATTCCAGTAGAAATCACCGGCGATGCACGGACTCTCACTGTTGCGGTATTCAATATACTTGCCATGATATGCGCTTGTTTTGCTGGATATGCCGTTATTAGGGAAGTGATAAGACGTGCGTGAGGACTTTTTCGCTGGCCATAGTAGGTATCGATTATCCTAATAAACGAGGCCCGGCCCGCCGCTTTGAGCTGGCTCTATGCGCGCCTGGAGAGCCAGTCGAGGTAAGCCCCGAGCCAAACAACAAGCACGACCCCTATGCCGTGGCGGTCTATAGCTGCCGGGGCGTTCAGCTTGGCTATCTCACCGCCGAGCGAGCGCCGTGGATCGGCGCCCAGATACGGCAGGGGCGCGAACTGCGGGCGATATTCCAGGGCATGACGGACAAGGTAGGATGGCTGCGGCTCGCCTTCGACGGCGAGGCGCCGACGCTTCCGCCTGTGCAGCCTGCTTTCCCGGCCGCAGATGATAATGGCTTCTGGCCGGACGAAACATACGAGGACTGAGTAAGAAATATCCGACTCACCTATTGACCAGTCGGAAACGTCCTACTAGCTTACGTCCATCGCCGCACCACGCGGCATGGAGTTTAGACGGTGGCCGAAGACAGCCTTCCCGCATATCCATTTTTTGAAGTTGACGGCCCTACCGCCGTGTTCGGTTGCGACGCCGACAAGTACCTCAGCCGTAGCGAGGGGTCGCGCGTTTCGCGTCTTCTGCCGAAGGAGGCGAAGGCGTTCTCCGCGCTGTTCTTCAGCGGTGGCAAGCTGTCGGATCACGGCCTACAGTTCAAGCACGAGTACCGAGAGAAGGGTTATTCGACCCTGCGCGGGCTGATGTGCTCGTATGCTCCGCCGCATGAGTCCAAGGAGGGCACGGTCGCCCTCGCCCTGCATCACTGGTGCGAGCCGATCGAGGTGCTGGCATGATGCAGCAAGCCAGTATCATCGCAACGGCAGAATGGATCGAGTGGAAGGGCGGCTCTTGCCCCCTCCGGTACGGTCAGTCCTTCAAGGCCCGCTATCGCGATGGGTCGGAAAGCCCTCGTCCGCGGTTCGCCGACGACAATTGGATGATCCCCGCCGCCTGGGAGCATCTGGGCAGCGGTAGCGACATCGTTGCCTATGTGATCTGCGGCTGATGCGGTCGAGCGTCATGCCCCGCAGCGCCTTCACGACGCGCAAGCCGCCCCGCGCCGGCCGTCCTGCATGGAAGTGCGCCGAGGCTTACAAGCGCTGGCTTCGCAAGCTGCCCTGTGCCTGTGAGGGGCGTAATCCTTGGTGCGCTGGCGACACCGAGGCCGCACACGTTGACATCGCAGGGGGCAAGGGCGTCGCGACGAAGGTGGCCGATCGCTTCTGCATTCCGCTGTCGAGCGGATGCCACAGGCATCAGACCGAAGTCATCGGGTGGCCGGAGTTCGAGAAGACCTTGCGAGGCGGCAGCGCCGTCGCGCTGGCTGGCACCTATTGGCAGAATTGGGATGGTCGGATCGCATGGGAGCGCGAACTAGCTGATCGCGCTGAGGCGGTGCGCTGATGGCTGGCACGCTTCCCCGTCTGCCGGTAGACCCTGACCTTGAAGCCGCGATGGTGGCGCTGCTGCCGCACGTCGAGCGGCTGGCCGTGATCGATAGCCAGATCATTGCGATCAACCGGGGCGGGGAGGGCTATCGCCAACTCGGGCCGATGCACGAGCGCCGCGCCGCCTGCCTCGACAACATCAAGGGCTGGGCGAAGCGGGTCAACGTTAAGCCGCGGGCCATGCGGATCTTCGCCGAGGAATGGGCGCGTCTTCGCAAGCACCTCGGGCGCAAGCCGTCGCTGGCACAGCTCCAGCGCGCCGTCATCGTCAAGCAGGAAGCCCTGCAGGCTGAGCGCGTCGAACGCGAGGCACTGAAGGCGCTCGCCGACTTCGCAGCAGCCCACGCCATCCATCGCGCCGAAGCGGGCGCCGAGGCCATCATCTATCTGGAGAATTGCCAGTGAGGCAGAATCCGAACAAGCGGCCGATCGGCCGGCAGCCGTTCCTTTCGAAGGTCGCCCCGTCGAAGCCGAACCCCTGGTACGGGACGATCGAGCATGGCGAGGTGGTCCATGAGGCATCGGCCCCGATCGCGATCACGGGGGGCTCGCGCTTCACCGTCGAGCAGCTGCACGCAATGGCAGTCGCTGGCATCAAGCCCGACACCGCCGAGGTGATGCAGGTCAGGCGCCAGGCGTGCAAGAGCAACGAGCTTTTCGTGCCGCTGGGCGAGTTGCCGCCCGTGTTCGCTTTCGATTGTCCGGTCCTTGACCTGCATGGCGAGAAGGTCCGCGTCATCGCGCCGTCGGGACAGCGTAAGCTGGTCGCGCAGGACGGCTGGGCACTTCGGCCCCAGCTGGTCGCCCGCAATATGTGGGGCGAGCCGGTATGATCGCGTCCCTCATGCACACCGCTGGCGTCGTCTGCATCGTCCTCATGGCTGGCACTGCCGTCTGGGTGATCTGGTCGACCGTCGCCCCGGCCCGCCACAAGATCCTTGCCGCTCTTCGCGGTGAGTCCGTTCCCCCGCGCGCCTCGGTCGAGTCCCACTCGACAGCATTCACCCCGCTCCGCAGCGTCGAGGCCGCTGCCGAGCCAACCTTTTCGGTGACCGCATGACGCCCCGCGACGACGCTCCCCAGCCCATGCCGCGCCGCTGGGATCATCCGATTATCCCGGCCGGTCTGGGCATCCTGTTGGTCATGGCGATCGCGCTCACCGCGGACCTGCTCCTGTGACCGCGCCTCATACCGTAGCCGGGCATACGGCTGGGCCTTGGCAGTATTCATGGGAGACCAATTCCCGCGATTGGGCAATAGTCACGGACTCTACAGGCGGCATCGTCGCCAACGTCAACAGTCAGACGGGTCCGGATGCTGCGTCTGTGCCGGCGTCTCGACAAATGCCCGCTGAGGCCAACGCCTGCTTGATCGCCGCTGCGCCCGATCTGCTGGCCGCGATGATTGCTGCGGAGAATCTTTTTCACGGCACCTTTGCGGTCAATGGCACGGTCCACAAGCAGATGCGCGCCGCCATCGCCAAGGCCACCGCAGCCCGTCAGTCGGGAGAGGACGCATGACACAGGATAATCCGAGCGCGTTCCCTTGCTCGCCGGGAGACGTGCCCTTCTGGAATCCGGGCATGACGCTGCGGGACTATTTCGCGGGGCAGGCGCTGGCGTCAGTCATGTCGGGCGCTCATAACTTGGGCGCATCCACGCTCGCAGAGCGCGCCGAGCAATTCGGCATGATCGCTGAGTGGATGTACCAAATGGCCGACGCCATGCTCGCCGCCCGTCAGTCCAATGACATGGAAGGGGAGACGAGCCGTGGCTGACGACCCGCAAGACCTGCTGCGGCTGGCGGACCCTCAAAACCCGTTCCAGCAAACCGTTCGGCTGCTTGCTGAAGCGGCAATGAGCGTCACCTGCCACGACGCTGCTGAAACCGAGCCAGGTTACATCCACGATGTGCAGGCGATGGAGCGCAAGTTCTCCCGCATCCTGAAGGGCAAGATGAAGCTCATGCGCCGCGCCCGCGCCCACTCCACCAAGGAATTTGACCATGGATGATGTGACGCTACTGCCGTGCCCGAACCCGTGGTGCGATTGCCCGAATGATCTCAGCGTCGATCCGATCATAGGGACCCGGCTGTATAGCGTGGGGTGCGGGTGTGGCTTTGGTGGCCCGACGCTCGACAGCAAAGAACGCGCCATTGCCGCCTGGAACACCCGCACCCCATCGCCAGATAGCGGTGAGAGGATGCGGGAGGCGCGCTTCTGGCTGATTGTCCACGAGCCGGGCAAGGTGCCTGATCGCAAGGGGCCGTGGCTCCACACGGGCTTTCGAGAGGTGATGCGCGATTTCATCGGGGCATACCCGACCGCGTACCTGACAGTGCTTACTGTCGACGCCGATGGGACGCCTTGGGTCCAGCATGGGCCAGAGGCTTTGCAAATGGCTGATGGGCGCTCAATGAGCGTCGGCCGCAAGCACAATGCCCGCACGCTGGCTGCGCACTCCTCCGCCCTACAGGAGTCGGCACGATGACCCCCGCAACGGACGCCGTGAGGGAAGCGGTCAAGGCCGCATATCTCGCGGGCGCGATGGCTGTGCACGAACACTGGCAGGAAAACCCCGGTGATGCACCGCGCGGCGACCCCGAGTTCAGCGAGGCCGCAAGTGATTACGCCGTGTCTATCGCCCTCACCGAAGCGGCCAGCCAGCCGCGCGAGGGGGAGGTAGGCGATTACCGTCTCGGCTTGGAGCGAGCGGCTCATGAATGCGAATGGATGGCGCGCGGGTATGCCGCATACCTGATGCAGCCGTTGCTAGATGCGGCCAAGCGCATCCGCGAGACACCCGAAAATCCTGACGACGAGCCGCACTGCAAGCGCCGTGATGGACAGCGGCCATCCCTCACCCAGCGACCGCCCGAACAGGCGGTGCCGTGGTCATCGCTGCTCGGTGGCCTGATCGAGGCGCAGCGTATCGCACGGCAGGCGTACAAATCGGTCGAGGGTGAGAAAGCTATCAACGGGCATATACCCGGCAATCCATACGACGTGACGATGAGTGCGCTCAATTCTACGCTGGCAGCATTGGATACGCTGATCGCAGGTCGACCGCCCGAACAGGCGGGGGCGGTGCCGGTGGGGAAAGTCGAGCGGATGGTCGAGGCCAGCTATTGGATGGGCCATGCTGATGGCTCGAAATTGCATAACCAAGGCTTCGACCCGGCAATATTTGGCGCTCAGGTGCTTGCCGCTATGGGCGGTCAGACATGCCGCGATGTGGCCCCGGTGATCGGCATATCGAAGGCTACCCTCAACCGCGTCACACGCGGCATGATGCCCGATTTGCCGACCTATTTCGCTCTATGCCGCTGGCTTTCTCCTGCGACTGTCCCAACCTCCGCCGCCCCGACGCCACCGGATGCGGGGAGCGGCAGCGATGGGGCAGGGGAGCGGGTATGAGCCTTCCAACAACCAGCCTCATCGACGCGCAGAACGCGCTGTCGCATCTGCACTTTGCCGTTTCGCAAGAGTTGGAAGGGCTGACGGTTTGGGGCGTCAAAATCGGGTATCATCCCTACCCCGGCTTGGGCTTATTCATCGAAATAGAGGTGCGCGCCAAGGATAGCGTACAAGTCGCCGACCGGCTGCAACATGGCGTGCTGTGGGGCGAATACGACTATCGGTTTAGCGCAGGCCGCGAAATCAGCGAAGACCCGGAAAGGTTCGTCAAGGTCACGGCTTATCCGCGATGGGATCATTCCGAACCCCTCGCCACCCAGCCCGGCGATGGAGGGCAATCATGACCGATGTGGCTGATATCGCGAAGTCGCTGACGAAGGCGCAACGGGAGGCGGTTCTACACGCTGCCCCTGGCGGGTTCGGCTACTCGAAAGAGTCGCTGTTTCATGCCGGCAAGCGGGCAACAGGCCGCTGCCTGCTCGACAAGGGGCTGGTCGACTTCATGGGTCGCCTGAGCGACCGTGGCATAGCCGTACGCGCCCACATTCAAGGAAATCCCCATGACTGAGGCGATAGTGGACGACGCGCTGGTCGAGGTGGTCGACACAGATCGTGCGACTTATCTTGCGCTCGGTATCTTCCACACCTGCGCGAATCGGATGATCCATGCTGGCTGGGCGGATGAATCCCCAGAGATGCAGCGGATTGCCCGCCACCGTCTCGCAGGCGTGGCAGCCGGGCGGGAGGAGGCGGCGAAGGTGGCTGATGAAAACGCCGCTTCTTCGGTGCCGCTTATGAGGGGCCTGGGCGTAGCTGCGCTGGTCGAGACTGGACGGTATCGGGCAGCCACAGAGATTGCCACCGCCATCCGCCAGAGGGGGGAATGATGGGTAGTGCTGCGCCTGACTGGCCGCGCCTCATGCGCCGATCGACTGCAGCCCGGTACTGCGACATGGCGCCGGCCAAATTCCTGCAGGAAGTCGCGATCGGCCGCTTGCCGCTGCCGGTTCGCATCGGGGGCGAGGACCATTGGGACCGAGCCTCGATAGACGAGGACATCAACCGCCTGTCCGGCCGCGCCTACGATTGGGAAAAGGATCAACCGGGCCTTGCTGCCTAAATACGTCAAACGTGTCCGGTCGAAAGGCAAGGTCTACTACTACTTTGACACCGGTAAGCGGGTCGACGGCAAGAAGGTTTATACTCGCCTTCCCGATCTTCGCGACCCCGGATTTGGTGGTAGCTATGCTGCGCTGATGGGCCATCGCAATCGCGGCCGCGCCCCTGACCTGATGCGGATGCCGAAGCTGATCGACCTATTCGAGCGGTCTGCAGAATACGCGAAGCTGTCTGATGCGACCAAGAAGGTGTACGGTATCTATCTGACCAGACTGGCGCACCAGATGCCCACCGCGCCGGCTGCAGAAGTCACGCGCGGGCATATGCAGCGGCTGCTCGACAAGATGGCCGAAACGCCTGGCGCGATGAATGCGACGTTGCGCGCTGCAGGATCGATGTTTTCATGGGCGAGGGCGCGAGAATATGTCACGTCGAATCCCTGCGACGACATATCGCCCATCAAGGGCAACGAGCATCCGCCGTGGCCGGAACCGATCCTGCAAGCCGCGCTTGCCTCCAATGACCCGAACGTACGGCTGCTGTCGCATATGCTCTACTACACGGCACAGCGGATCGGTGACGTGGTGCGGATGCGCTGGTCGGACTTTGCAGGCGGTCGCGTCAGGATCAGGACGGGCAAGACTAAAGCCGATCTGGACATTCCCCAGCATACTGCCTTGCGCGCCGTTCTGGCAGAGCGGCCGCACAACCATGACGTGATCTGCACTCGCGATGGCAAGCCAATGGATGAAGCGGCCGCGCGCCATGTGCTGCAGACATTCACCGCCGAGCTTGGCGTTAAGACTGTTCCGCATGGCTTGCGCAAGAACGCAGTCAACGCGCTTCTGGAAGCCGGCTGCACTGTAGCCCAGACGGCTGCGGTATCTCGTCAGAGCCTGCAGATGGTCGAGCATTATGCCCGCAAAAGGGACGTGGCGAGGCTCGCGGATGATGCCTTTTCGCAGTGGGAGAACGCACCGCGAACGTACAAAACAGTGGAAAACGGAGCCAACAAATGCTAGAAAAGCTGACATTCTACTTACCTGTCAGTTAACCCGACAGTTCGCGAAGATCGAGCGCATTGAGCAGCGCGAGCCGTGCGGCCTCCACAGTGGCGATCAGCGCCGGGTCGCCGATCGCGGCGATGGCGATTTCCTGCGGCCAGTGCGCTTCGACCACCGCGGCGATTCGGTCGAGCCGGCGGTCGTCGACCAGGAAGCGGGGATCGATCGTGGCGGGATCGGCGATCACGCGCAGCCGCAGGCAGGCAGGGCCGCCGCCGTTCGCCATCGATTCGCGCACGTCGACCACCTCCAGCCGGCGGATCGGGCCGTTCCCCGCGACATGCGCCTGCAACCAGCGCCACACCGGCTCGCTCGCGCGCGCCTCGCCGGGCAGGATCAGCGTCATGCCCGCAGGCGTCGACACGAGCTGCGCGTTGAACAGATAGGCGGCGATCGCGTCTTCCAGCGGCACCGCGGCGGCGGGCACCTCGACGATCTCGACCGCGGGGAACATCCGACGGAGGTCGGCATGGAAACCGGCCGGGTCGGCGAACGCCTGTTCGTGCGCGAACAGCACGCGTTCGTTGGCGACCGCGACGACATCGTTGTGGAACGCGCCTGCGGCGATCGCGGCGGGGGATTGCTCGACGAAGAGGGTGCGAGCGGGGTTCAGCCCGTGCCGTCGTGCGACCGCCCGGCTCGCTTCCTCGGACTGGCGGGCGGGGAAGGCGCCGCCGCTGCGGCCATAGACGAAGACCTCGACGCCGGGCGCGTCGTGGCCGTCGCACAGCCGGATATGGTTGGCCGCACCCTCGTCACCGAACGGCGCAGGGACGGGAGCATGGACCGCGAAGTCCGGGTGCGCGAAGGCGAGGCGCAGCTGGGCCAGCGTCGCCGGCCATTCGTGGCTGCGATGGGGCATCGTCGCGAGATTGGCGACCGTCAGGTGGCAGCGGCCGTCCATGGTATCGGCCGCGGGGGATATCGTCGCCGCATTCGCCGCCCACATCGCCGAGGCGGACATCGCCTGCGCCTGCAGATGCGCCGGCGCGGTGTCGTAAGCGGTCGCCAGCGAGGCCAGCCACGGGCGATCGGGACGTGGATGAGGCAGCAGGATGCCCTGCACCAGTCCCAGCGCGAGGTTGGCACGCATCTTCGCGATCCCCTGCAAAGCGGCGGCGCGGGGATGCGCGGTCGCGCCGGCGTTGCGGGTGGCGGCGAGGTTGCCGGGGCTGAGCCCGGCATAATTGTGGCTCGGCCCGACGATGCCGTCGAAGTTGATCTCGACCGGCCCCGCCAT